CAAGAACTAGTCTAACCAGTAGAATAGGAGTTAAACCCCGAGATATAAGTGGTTGCTAACGACAACGTGTAACAAGGGTATCATATTGTGTATCCCGTAAGTGAATAAGCTTAATAAGTAATAATTGAGATGCTGAATCATGAAAACGTTATATTTGATAGTGTTATAGAAAGGAAAAATCTTAAAAATAACTATTAAATGCCCTCAGTTTACAGTATTGCGCTAGAGTATATTAATTGGGTCAAATAGTAACATCCTGATTCTCATATAGTTTTATCCACGGATTATGACAACGTCCGGACTAAGGTAACAGTTGACATGAACTATAACTTAACTCGTAAGGCTGTAACGTTAAGGGGATAACCACCACTGTATAGAGATCTAGATGTGTCTAAGAATGACCTCTTTTTCTCTTAAGGTTGGGTTGAAACCTATTATCCATAACCTGAGGTCAGAGTTGTTGACTAACCTGCAATCTAGGATCTCCCATACCAATCAATATTATTTTAAAATAATAGAAGTACTTAATACTAAAATATATTCACTACGATGGATTATAAATATATAGATGAAAACGAAAATGAGATAACCCGAGTATAATTAGGTCCTCGTATATTTATGCTGCTCGTTAAAAATGTTGTTAGAGACCCAGATGTGTCTCAATATCGTTAATTAACTAATACTATACATGCCTATGAGTACTCTGTCGTCTAAAATTGGGATACAAAATTGTTAGAAACTTAGACGCAATAAACTTTAGTCGAGATTCGAGCTAAAACTTAATATGTGGATTATTTGACCGATATTATGTTAACGTCACCGGTACAAACCTAGAACTCCCGTGATATTATTATCCGTAAAGCCATGTCGACGCATACTCCATTCACTTTCGCAGATAATATGAAAAGGAAGTATTATGACCGTTATAATGAGATTTATGACGATTTTGTTCGTGCATATCGGCATATAACAGTCATAACCGAGACAAGGAAAATGTTAATGGAGAATACCAAACTCACAGTAGCGTCTGAACATTGGGATCCTGACTATATATATAGTCCTTACGCTACAGCTAGAAATGGCAAGAAGATAGCGTCATTAGATCGTGAAACGAAGACATAATATGATCTACTTGAAGAAGTTTAATCACGTGAGAGATATCAACAACAACTTTTAAGGAGTCGCTAATGGTAAGCATGGCGAATTTAGAAGACCACCATCTTTATGAATAATTTAGCACGCTTCATACAGTACGTCATATTAACTGCTTAATATGTAACATCATTACCTATCCTGATAATTCCGTTGTTGCTATTAACTCTATAATAAACAATCTAATAAACATTTAATTTGACATCATGGTTAACCTAGCACTTTGCATATCAATTCATTTAGACATTGTCCATGAGTATAGCATTTGTACTAGGTCCCATACCTAACCCATAACCAGTTTAAAACGGAGGTGAAGTTTAAGGTATGGAAGTGGGCTTCTTTTACTAAGAAGTTTACCATCGTGATGATGACAAATTTATGTAGTATGAGTCACGTAATAAAGTTTCTCTTCCAAAGGTTAATTTTTACAATCTCGATGATGGTACAGTTCTTACGTAAAACACACCTGAGGAGTATAGATAAGTATACTCCAAACATTGTACTTGCTCAAAGTAATTAGCAAAACGTGAGTTGTATTAAAATTTACCTACAATAGAAAGTGCAGTTTTGGCCACGTACGCCCCATGTCCTCTAAATTCAATAGCTGCTATATTAGGTCGGATGGGTAATGGTTTACTAAGACCAGATCCAGCTGTATTACGATAATTCCAATAATTTGTGATGTAAGACGATATAATCCCATCTATGGAGAGATATTTATCAACATACCGAATGGAATTAAGATTTGAGCACTATATATCTCATGTAGCTGAAATGGATGGATAGAAAGCTAAGTTTTATTAACGAGCATATGACACATTTAAGAAAGATGGCAAAGTTGATATGACTCTGGAAATGTTCGTTAAAAGCGATGAGTGGTTCTTACATTCCAAAGGTGAAGATAAATTCACACGCTCAAATAGGTCTCGTAATATAACTAACCCATCAATGACCATCAAAGCAATCGGTGGTCATCTGAATTGGATTATGATGTAAGCGCTTAAGAACAGCTAAACACATTATATTGCCTATTATAATAATTAAGGAAAAGAGCTTGCTATAACTAAAGGATTTAGGAAGTAGCGCAATTGTGTGAGTATAGCGGTTGATGGTAGTAGTCATGATGCCCACTAACATAAGGAATTGATTTAAATCGTTGACGTATATATGGCCGAAAAATTATACCCATTGATGTTCCAATATTTAGATATCGATATGATGTACTACGAGAAAATAAAGCATATAATAACTAACGTGTCATGGAAATTTCGTAGTTATGCTCGTGTTAACAAGAAGAGAGTCTTAATGTCTTCAGGCACATTCGATGGAACAGTATTTTCTGGACATCCGACTCGAACAACTTTAGGTAACACACTGCGAGTTATTTTATATTTCAGGTATATGCTAAAATAAGCCGCAATATCAGAAACTGATTATAGTTTATATGTTGGCGGTGATGACACGTTTTTGTTATTAGAACGTGAACACTTAGAGAACTTTGAGTAATAGATATGGTAATGTTATTCTCCAGAAAGTTCGGGAGTTCACGGCCTTGGATAATGCGCGAAGAAAATGGATGTGTTACCGGACGGCTACGTCGATTTTCTTTCTTTGGTCGGTAGTTATGATCCTTCTCATGGAGTACGATTATATCGTAACTTACCAAGAATTTTGTATAAATAGGTTCGTACATCGTCAAGATAGAACGATGAAGTCTGTCTCCGACAAGCCCTATCTAATTCTCTATATATGTCAGGCCGTGATCTCTTGTTTATTAAGAACTTATTATCAAAAATGGTTCCTATAAGCTAGTCATTAACGATATCTGCATTAGGTTTCGTAAATAAATATGAGGAGCAGATGAAAATTAACTCAGCTATATAGGACGACTGTCATGATGACTATACATACGGTGATATAATAAGTAAGGTCGGTGACTATGCTAATATAATTGATCGATCGGTATATAGACTATTATGTAACTCAATAATTGAAGGTGGTTCACCTCTGGAGTATGTATATAATGAAGGTTTAATCCCATTTAACTTGATGTTAAAGGAACAGATGTAGAAATAGATGTCAAGTCAACGTTAAAGTTATAATGAAAGTATGGAAAGATAAAATAATATAACCTCGTCAGACGGCGAGGTTGGTATGATAGGGATGTCATGCTGTAAAAACACGCCCGTTAGACAACAGTCCGAAAAGCTGGTTTAACGTAATCCTTTCACTAACAATCCTTCAAAAACAGAAGTTCCAAGTTTTACATTTTTAACGGGACACGGGCAACCATAGAATAATGGAAGCTAAAGAGAATAATCGAACTCTTTAGTAGAAAAGATTAATATACAAACACCCTTTGATGACTCATCTGAGTCTCAAAATAAAGAAGTGAAGTTTCCTCGCTGGTAAAATGAGGAAACTGACGTGTCATATCAACAGAGGTTGAATGATCATATTTTCAGAGAATACGTCTGTAACTATACGGACTTTGCCACCTAAGGAGGTGGAGAAGTCGGAGCTTACAAGGGTAACAAAGGTAAGAATAAGGGTAATGTGGACAAAACATGGAATAAAGAACGTCCTAAGAAGAAGCAGAAGAATAACGAAAATGTATCTTAATAGAGATAAATTGTCAATCCGAAAAGATCAGTAAACCAATCGTCAAAGACTATCGAGATTAAAGGTTCAGCTAATCGTTATTAGAGACAATTTGTCAAAGGTAACTCCGCATTGTCTTAATATGTCAGAATGGTCTTGAGTCCAATGTCATCATAGATCGTTCGAGGACCTACTGATTTTTATCTACCAACATCGCTGTTAGATTACAAATATGAGTAAGACATAACATTTGGATCAGCGAGTGGTACAATAGTAGTTTACCCTAATAATTTTAACGTGTAAGGTGCAATAAACGGCCTAGCATGGGTTAACGTATAGAACACCGCACCAGGAAACACTATAGTAGCCGGAACAGGTGTAGTAACCTTACCTAACTCAGTATTTCTCCATCCTTTGGCAGGAGGAGCATTTGCTGGATTTGGAACAAATTATTTTTCGGCTAACCCGGCGGACACATCAACTGGAAGATGGACATCAGCACGATTACTTGCGACAGAAATCATTATTAGACCAACAGGTAACGCGATGATTAAATAAGGAACACTGACAATGGGGACAGTACCCGGGAAGACTATACCGTACTCTTCATCAAACTGGAATATCCCTTCTCCTTCAATTTTACGATAGTATCCAACGTCAACTGAAATGTCAGCATCTTCAATTGGTAAAGATGGAGCACGTCTTGTATGGATTCCTTTAGATCCTATGGACATGGTATTCCTTTAACAACCAGGAGCTCTAGATGGAGATGCC